GCGGCGCATGATGCGGCATGGTCGGCGGCGTATGATGTGAGAGCGGCGCATAATGTGAAAGCGGCGCATGATGCGGCATGGTCGGCGGCGTATGATGTGAGAGCGGCGCATGATGCGGCATGGTCGGCGGCGTATGCGGCATGGTCGGCGGCGTATGATGTGAAAGCGGCGGTGATGGCGGCGGAAGTGGCGGCGGAATCGGCGAGGACGGTGAGAGCAAAGAGAAGTGCAACCTCCAAAATCCGCACCTGGATGCTCAAAAGAATAAAAACACTGGAGGAGGTATGACGTTTTCCTATGAATACTATAAAACCATTGAGGAATTGAGACACCACATACAACAATGCGAAGGCCGTCATGTGCAACAAGTAGTATATTCTACATTTCACGACGGGATCACGCAGATATGTTTCGGGTGCAAAAAAGTACGGTCAATGCTAAAAATATAAAAATCTATACCTATATGAAAAACCTTTTCCTGTCCTACTCTACGCTTGACGCACTTATCAAGCACCCTCACACGTATCTTTGTAAAGCGATGGGTATAGAACAGCCCGTCAACGAATACATGGAAGCCGGAAAAATAGCTCACAAGATCGTCACCGACCATGTATGCGGAATAAAAAAAGACTCCCGCGTAACCATTGATCTTGAGTTTACAAATCCAGAGTATAAGTGCTTCACCGACTACAGAGATAATTATAGCCTTTACGGATTTTGCGATGCAGTCAATTTCAAGTCAAAAGCCATAATGGAGTACAAAACAAGCACAAAACCCTGGTCCCAGCAACGGTTTGATGACCTTATTCAAATACCATTTTATGGTCTTGCTACAAACTTTAGAAAGGTATTTATGGTAACAAGCACGGCAGAGCTGACCAATTTCAAGGTATTTTATAAAGAAATAACTGATGCCGATATTCAAAAAGCAAAAGACTTTATTGAAAAAGGCATATCGATTATAGAAAAAGGAGACTTCAAAAGCGACCTCGTTGACGGTCATTGTGACGGATCATGCATCTATGGACAAAATTGCTATTTTGTATAAAAAATGGGAAGTGCCATCAAAAACTGTTCCAAATAAAAAATATATCGTAAGAATATATAAGGGGAAAATTTTATGCTCATGTCCAAAATTTATATTTACAAGAAAATGCAAACATCTGGAAAATCTCCCCTCTTGACACATATTGTGCAATATGATAGAATGAAATAAATATGAGAATGACACACAACAGGTATCAAAATTCATGGGGTATTAACTACTCCACCATTCATGGCATACTAAAACTAGGCATTGTAGTTGCAATAGGAATGTATATTCTTCAAAAAACGCAACCCACTATTATTTCTCCAGTTCCTGAGTCCTACAGCTCAATACAATGGTCAGTAGAGGCATCTAAGAAAAAAGTTCGTACACCAAGTGAGATAGAGGAAGTTTATGCATATATAGTACAGACATTTGAAAAACACGGAAAAAATGTAGTGAAGCAAGCTATAGATATAGCAAACTGTGAAAGTCGGATGAATATAAAAGCATATAATTTCAATAAAAACGGGACAGGTGACTACTCTGTATTTCAGATAAACTCAGTACACATCAAAAAATACGGTGAACAGTTTATGCATGATTGGAAAGAGAATGTTCGTGTAGCAGAGAAAATTTACGCTAAACAAGGTTGGAATCCGTGGGTTTGCAGAAGAGTAATTAACAAATAAAGAGTGCCGGTCATAAGACATATATAATGGGCGAAAGCAACTTGGGCTATATGGACGATGTTCAAGTATCTTGGACAACCGGCAATCTTTAGATGTTAATTATGAGAAAAAATCTTGATTCAACACTTTTAGAAAAAATAAGAATACTTGAACAAAAAGGAGAGACATACTCGTCTATATCTATGCTTCTTAATATAGGCAAGGTAAAAATAAAAAAAGCATTTACTATACTCGGAATAAAAAAAACAAAAGGAAAAGCGTGGAGATAGTATGAAACTTACAAAACAAGAAAAATTTGTCCTAAGATACGACGGGGAAATGACAAGAAAAGAAATGGCAATGGCATTTGGAAAAAGCGTTTCATGGATACGGAACCTTCTTGGCAAAGCACGAGTAAAAAGAGATAGCGGGAAATATATATGAAAGACTTAGCTTTATACTATATTATTTACGCTCTTTGCATAGCATTATTGTTAATTTTTTATAGAAAATAGATATGAATGAACGGGAACCGCAATATGAATTGGATGTATGGACAACATTTAACGGAAAGACTGGAGAAATACGTGATGGTCGAAGGATCGTTGGCGTACTTCCAACGAATGAAAAAATTGTCTTTGAGAAACTATTGCAGGACGAAGATTTGGTCGTAGAATATGAAGCACTTATGGATACACTGTACGGAACCGGAAGAAGGTACGATGATGTTAGGGAAGATAAAGAAAGGCTATGGTCAACAATTCATAATCTGCGAGAGAACATAGGAGATATAGATGAAAAATTTAGAAATCGCCTTGTTACTATCCGTGAAGTCGGGTATAGATGGGATTCAGAAAATATGTATAGAGTACAGGAAGGAGAACTATGAAAAGTATCTGTTGCCAATCATCAATGAAAACCGTTACCGCAGACGAGGGGACAAGTCATGGAAAAAAACTTTGTAAACATTGTAAACGTGATGTGTCGATACGGAACCCAAGTGGTTTCTGCGACCATCTGTATTATCCAAATTATTGTGATATTTGTAACGGGAAACGGGAAGATTGGGAGAAACGGTTATTCAAAATTATTGACAAGTTTTTTACCGTTGACGGAAAAGAGAAGCATTTATCTGTCTTTGAAAATGATCTTAAAGATTTTATTCGTTCCCTTCTCACCCACCAACGGGAGGAAATGATTGCACAGCTCAAACAGGATATAGGCATGCTCCGTCAATGGCTTAACGAAGACAGGATTACTGATTCAAACAGAATGGTGACAAACAAGGAGATTGCAATGTGGATTTCTACCCTTGGAGAAAGGAAGAAAAGATGAAATACAAATTCTTACGTTCGAGTCTGCAAAGTGACAACGGCAATCTCTCTAAATGGGAAATTGGTAAGTGGAAACATGAGGACACACTAGATATGTGCCATTTCGGTTTTCACTGTTCGAGGTACCCCGACCAGGCATTTAGTTACGTCCAGGGCGAAATCCTTGCCATCGTGGAAACAAAAGGCAAGTCTATCATACAGGATAACAAAGAGTGTTGGTCAGACATGCGGATCGTGAAAGCCTATCATTGGCAGAAAAAGGACAGCGTTGCTTTAGCAATCTACGCCGCAGAACTGGTTATAGATATCTACGAAAAACAATACCCCAACGACGACCGTCCGAGAAAAGCAATAGAAGCGGCAAAAGCGTGGACCAAACACCCGACAGAAAAGAATGTGAAAGCGGCGGCGAAGGCGGTGGCAGAATGGAATGCGGAATGGGAGGCGGCGAAGGCGGCGGCATGGGCGGCGGCGAAGGCGGCGGCGGCGGCATGGGCGGCGGCGAAGGCGGTGGAGGCGGCGGAGGCGTTGGCGGCGGAGGCGGCGGTGTTGGCATGGGCGGCGGAATGGAATGCGGCGGAGACGGCGGAATGGAAGGCGAGTTTAGTGGCGAGAGTAAACACAAGAATCACCTCTAAAATCCGTACCTGGATGCTCAAAAGAATAAAAACATTGGATGAGGTATGACAAAACTCGAAGCAATAGTTGACTGGCTTATGCTGGATTATGTTGGAAGCATACCGGAAGGGATCGTGCGTCAGTGGACGCGAGAAATAGTTGCTCGTGATTATCAGCAGTTTTTGAAGGAGTATAACGAAAGAAAATGACCCTCCTCGCAAGAAGGGAGAAAGTAGGAATATGAGAACAAAATGTGCAAATTGTGGAATGATTTATGATATTTTTATAAGCGATATGGAAATGCGAACACCATTACAAGTCGCTCAAAGCGGCATTTGTCCTCAGTGTGGAAGTAATGCTCACAACCCAGTTTCAGTGCAATATAGTATAAATTCAACCAATTGGAATGAAGATGATAAAAAATAGCATGACCCTACCTAACCTTGTCACCGGGAGGAGAGGGGGAAGTATGAAGAAACAATATACATTGAAAGCTAATTGGATACCAACACATGAAAAAGCAGTACTCAATGCTATTAGAGAGGCAAAAATACAAAACAAGAGAATAATAAAAATTGGATTACCCATACGAGTCCAACGGGAAATTATGAAAAATAATATGCCTAATGGGAAAAAACTAAAAGAGCTTTTTGGAATCAAAGTAGAGCAATCACGGGTAATGCAAATAACAACAGAGTTTTATAGATTAAAACAAACATAACCCTCCCCACAGGAGGGGGAAAAGAAGAGTATGAACATGCAACATTTAGTAAATGTAATAAATGAAAATACGGCAAGAGATAGAAGTAGTTATCATTTGACCTATGGTAATTTGATTAAAGCATTAAAAGAAGCACCGCCTAACGCTTTATTTGATAAAAGAATAAAAGGGATAGGTTCGTGGCGTGGTTCATATATTGAGATTGCTTTATACACTAAATCATCTGGATACCATGCGGAAAAAGAAGAATTTAATGATTACGGAGGAGATAATTTTCAAGATAAATATAAAAAATGGGAAAAAGAAAATGTAGTCAAAGCAGATAGTTTGTCACAAAATGCAAACAAACTTGCAAAAGTTTTAGAATCTTTACTTGGCTTACAGTTTGTTGGATATAAAGGCGGAAATTTTACTATAGAAGAATACAAACCTTTATGGCTTGAAGAAGACGAGAGTACATATTCGTCTTTGGCTATTATCGGAATTGATAAAAAATTAAAGTTGATTACTAAAAAAAAGTTGATTAACCATAACCCTCCCCACAGGAGGGAGAAAAGAGAAAAATGAGAATAAAATGTGAGAACTGTGGAATGATATACGATGTTTTTATAGAAGAAAAAGATTTGGCAATAAGCTGTCTGGTTTTGTTAAGTATTGAATTATCTGTTGCTTTCATTTTTATTGTAAGTTATTTAATAGAGAGCTCTTTATGACCCTACCTAACCTTGTCATCAGTCTTGATCTTGCTAAACGCATGGATGCCAAACTAAAGAAGGCGGGATTGTGGAGGGAGAGTATATTTTGGTGGAATACAGCATACAGTCCAGACAAAAGCAAAACAATATCATGGATTGATAAAGAGAGATATACACCAAAATATGCAGATGAAAGCTCTTATTCCGCCTACACTGCAGGTGAGCTTGGGGAGATGTTACCTGACAAGATAGGTGATTTTTCTAAAATATGCGGATTTTTGACGATTGCGCACGTGGGTGCATATTGGGAAATTGGGTATACATATAAAAATAAATTACTTTTTGATAGTAAAGAAAATAAAAGTTTAGCAGAATCCGCAGGTCTCATGCTTGAGTATCTGGTGGATAATAAATTGGTATGAGCAGTGATAATTTTCAATATAAAGGAAAATGGATTGAGTTTGGGGAAGGATATGAGGCTATTCTTGTTTGCCCTGTTTGTCCAACCTGCCATAAATTTTTAAAACAAGGAAATGTAGTTTTTGTGAAAAACGGATTTGGAGATATTGACCATATAGATTTTGAAAGTTGGCTTTGTAAGGTTCATGGAGCATTAAAACCAGAATGGTGTTGGAAAGAAGATGTTATATGAAGAGCGATTTACATAAAAAACTTCAACGTGGAATGATAGACGAATAATCTTATTTGTATAAGAAGCTGGTGGGGAGGGAGAGATAAATGATACACATAGATTTATTTGCAGGCATTGGTGGATTTAGTTATGCGGTAGACCAAGTATGGAAGAACGCAGAGCATGTTTTCGTGGAAATTGACCCGTTTTGCCAAGCGGTATTGAAAAAACATTGGTCGAAAGGAGAATTTTATGGCGACATCAGACAGTTTATTGCCGACACCGACAGGTCAGGATGTAGAACATCCAAAAGCAAAGTTATCAAAGACGGGACGCAGAATATCAGGAAAAGGAACGACACATTCAAGGAACATAGCGGATGTGATTTTCTCACTGGTGGCTTCCCCTGCCAACCGTTTAGCCATGCTGGACGAAGAAAAGGAACGGATGATGACCGTTACCTCTGGTCTCCAATGTTTGACGTTATTCGACTCTATCGACCACGGTGGATCATCGCTGAAAATGTTGCGGGATTGGTTACTTGGAACAACGGATTGGTTCTCGAACAAGTGTGCACTGACTTGGAAAAGGAAAACTACGAAGTACAGCCGTTCATTATTCCAGCTGTTTCCGTCAATGCGCCACACAGGCGGGACAGAGTTTGGATTGTTGCCTACAACACGAAGCAACGATTATCAATCTCATTCAGCAGGGGTAAATATGAAGAAAGCAGGAAGGGGAAAGTTAAATCACGAAGTTGGGAACAAAACTGGGTTGAAGTTGCACAGCGATTTTGTAGGATGGATGATGGGATACCCGCAAGATTGGGTGGACTTGGACGTGAAGACTATAAATTCTATCCGTGGTGGCGGAAAGAAGCACTTAAAGCCTATGGAAATGCAATAGTCCCGCAGGTGGCGATTGAAATTATGAGAGCGATAAAATATGCAGATGTTTGACCATCCGGTAGAAAGAAGAATGAGATGACAAAATATTACATTAGAAGAGTTGTAATTCCAAGTATTAAATTGGATTTTGATATTTTTTCGTCCTATAAAGACAAAGAACAATTCGATCTATTTTGGAATTTAATATTTTCTGCATGGGTACAAAATGCACCAAAGGGAACTGAACTTAGAGTTTATGATTATTTAGGAAGTTTGCAAGGACAAAATAAAAATAATCTCGAGTAGCTCTTTTCTATCTGGTGGGCATGGGGAGAGATGCTGAGTCCCGTAAACATGATAAATCGTGGAGGGTAATTACCCGAACGTACCAATCCGATAGAGGAGAGTATAAATAGGTATAATCATAACCAATACTTTACTCAAGCTGTTTGCGTTGATAATAGGTCAATATATAGAACAAACTAGATCAATATGGTCGTTCGCATCTAAGACTTGAAAGTGCTAGAATTGGGTAAATGGTCGGCAGATGAGATGGGAGAATAAGGCATGACTAACACAAAAACAAGCCATCCTAAGGCAGTACAGAGGCAGGAATCTGGTAGGAAAATAATACGATCTTTGTTGTCTTTACGGGAGTGGGACAAGAACCCTCGATCTATTAAGGCGAAAGATTTCGAGCGACTAAAGAAACAGATACAGGAGCTGGGGCAATACAAGCCGCTTGTGATTACCGAAGACGGTATAGTATTAGGCGGCAACATGAGGTTGCGGGCATACAGAGAGTTGGGCATAGAGAATGTTTGGGTGTCTGTAGTTAGGGCCGATACAGCGGAGAAGAAGTTAGAATATGCCTTGTCCGATAATGACAGGGCGGGGTTCTATGATGAGGACCTGCTAGCTAACTTGTCTGGGGAGTTTTCTGATTTTACCTGGGAGGATTACGCGGTTGACCTGAAACAACCACAAACCCTAGATCAGCTAATAGACGGTTTCAAAGAAATTAAAGAAGATGAAGTGCCGGAGGTAGCAGGGGGAGAGCCTATATCGAGGCTGGGTGAAGTATATCAACTTGGAAAATGGATAATATGTCCAAAATGTGGAAAGAAACACCATCTTGAATAATTGATGTGTGGTGATATAATAAAGTCATGTTATGTAGAGATTGTAAAAAAAACTTTATTCCTAATCCACATTGGCATCATAAATGGGGACTTTGTAATGATTGCAAGATTATAAATATAAGAAAAATTAAGGCTAAATATAAAAAAACCAATAAAGGAATAAAAACAAATAATAGATGGATAAAAAGTAATAAAAGATGGTTAAATGAGAAAAAATATAGATCAAAGCCTAAAGCAAGGCATTTAGCGGTATTAAGGGCAACGAAGCATTTAGAAAAGTGTATTAAGTGTCAGCAAGCTAAAAAAATAAGAGATAAAAATTATAGTAAGTCTAAATTAGGACGAAAAAACAATAATAAAGCAACTAAAAAATATAGGAAAACTGAAAAAGGTAAATGGCAATTAAAAACTTATAAATATAGGTTAAGAAACAATAAAAGCGGTAAAATAGATAAGAAATTATGGGAAGCTAAATTATTAGAATTAAATGGAGAATGTCAAATGTGTAAAACTAAAGAAAAAATTACAATAGATCATATAATTCCACTTTCAAAAGGTGGGAAAAACAATATAGATAATTTACAGCCTTTATGTATAAGTTGTAATTGTTCAAAGAATAATAAAATATGATACAGAAATGTGGCGATCATGAGTTTGGATATACTGAAGCGGATATAAAATCTCACTTTTTAATGTGTGGTGATTCGACAAAGATTGAGGATGTAGAGAAGTTGATGAACGGGAAGAAAGCGGATATGGTGTTTACTGACCCACCGTATGGGATGGATTTAGATACGGATTATAGCGGCATGAAGAGCAAGCCGCGGTTTGCTCTTGAAAAAGGAGTGAAAAGCGGCAAGAAATACAATTCTATAATAGGTGATGATAAACCATTTATTTATATGGATTATGGTATTAAAGAGCAATTTTATTTTGGTGGGGATTATTATTCTAAAACACTTCCTAATGATGGTAGTTGGTTTGTATGGGATAAACGTGTTGAAGAAAATATGGATAGAATGTTTGGTTCTACATTTGAGTTAGTGTGGAGTAAACAAAAACATAAACGAGAAATAGTAAGAATTAGATGGGCTGGTATATTTGGAACTGAACAAGAGAAAGGAAGTAATAGACAGCATCCTACGCAAAAACCAATACAACTAGCTTCATGGTTTTATAAGAAGTTTAGTAAGGAAAACGATATTATATTTGACCCATACGGTGGTAGCGGTTCATTTCTTATCGCCTGTGAACAAACAAACCGTATTTGCTATATAATGGAGATCTACGAGCATTACGCCGATGTAATCCGCAAACGCTATGCTAAATTTATTGGAAAGGAGGCGGAATGGAAGACAATAACACCAATAATCAAGTAGAGAATAATGGTAGAGAATTGGTGCGTGATGAAAATGGACGAGTCGTTTCTGGCGTTCTTAATCCAACTGGCAGACCTAAGAAAGGTCATTCTATTACAGAGACAATTAAAGCCATGATGGATGAAAAGCCAGAGATAAAGAAAGCTCTAGGACAAAAAATACTTCACATGGCTCTTCAAGGTGATATAACAGCAATTAAGACCTTATGGAATTACATAGATGGTATGCCAGTCCAAAAAAATGAGTTTTCTGGTAATGATGGAAATCAAATAGAGGTAAAAATAATTGAAGATAAACAAAAAGAAGATTCATAAATATGATGAATGCCACCGGGCTATTACTCTATTGCCAAAGTCATGAACACCCCGAAAAGCCTCAAGTTTTAGGGAGAATTTTAGAAAATGGCGATCTATTGGTTCTTCGATTTCATTCTGGGACAACTATCATTCATTCAGACACATATGAACTTCAGTGTGGGTGTGGATTTAGATATCAAATACAAGGAACGACAATTGTTGGAACATCAATAGAAAAATATGGTTAAATGCGTTTTGACCGGCTGGAATGGTTTTATAGCACAAAATCTCGAAAAGACTCTTAAAGGGTCTGAGTTTTCCGTTCTCGGAATGCCTCGTGATATTCTTTATGATTTTAGAAAAATAACGGAATTTTTTAATTATAATAAACCTGATTTTATTATCCATACCGCAGCATATGGAAACAAATATAGTCAAGACAATGATTTTGAAACTATTTATGCAAATATTATTGGACTAGCAAATCTTCTTGAAATGACAAGAAATATAGATTATCAAGGATTTATAAATTTTAGTTCCTCAAGTGTTATGCTTTCACATGAGACATTTTATAGCGCAACAAAAGCATCGGGGGAGAGAATAGTAAGAGCGTTTGTGAATAAATACAATAAGCCTGTTTTTTCTGTTCGTCCATTTACAGTCATAGGAAAAGGAGAGCAAGAAGAGCATCTTATACCCAGACTTATAAAAAGCTGTCAATTGGGAATAGAAATTCCTTTTGTTTCTAATCCTGTTCATGATTTTATAGGAGTTAAAGATTTATGTGAGGCGGTTCTATGTCTTATGCAATATGCTGATAAGTTAAAGGGACAAATCATTGATATAGGCTCAGGAGAATGTATAAGCAATAAAAAAATAAAAGAAATTGTAGAGAAAATCACTCATAAAAAAGCGAATATTAAAGAGGTTGAATCTTTACGTCCATATGACACGAAAAAATGGGTATCGAATATAGAAGTTCTTAGTTTTTTAGGGTGGAAGCCAAAGCAAACAATAGAAGATATTATTCTTGAAATGATTGGTTAACGTCATAAAAGGCGGGATTCGTTAACCCCCGCCTTTTATGAGCCTTGAAGATCGGGTTATCGAAATAAGCAAAAAATACAATCTCTCCCATATAGGGTCAAATATTTCCGTGCTTCCTATTCTTATTGAAATTTATACCAACAAAAACAAAAAAGATATTGTTATCCTCGACAATGGACATGCACATCTAGCTCATCTCGTAGTAAGAGAAAAATATGAACGCTTAGAAAATATAGAATATTTATTAAAAGCTCATGGAATTCATTGTGATAAAAAGGCAGGGTGCGACGTATCTGGTGGATCTCTTGGTCATGGTATAGGTATAGGTATAGGAATAGCGATTTCTAATAGAACTAAAGCAGTCCATTGTGTCGTAAGTGACGGGTCAATGATGGAGGGGAGCAACTGGGAGGCATTAAGAATTAGAGATAGTCTAAAACTTGAAAATCTAAAGATTTATTGTAATTTCAATGGATTTAGTGCAGTTCAAGAGGTTGATAGATTAACTCTTGAATTACGAATGAGATCATTTAATAGTGATCCATATATTTACTGGACAAACAACGGAAATCAATTTCAAGGACTAAAAGGTCATTATATGACGTTATGAAAAAAGAATTATTTGATAAGCTATTTGAAGTAATGAGAAAAAACAAAAAGGTTTATCTTATTTTTGTTGGATTAGGATATCCAAGACTTGAGGAATTTAAGGAAAAATTTGGAGATCGAGCCATCAATACAGAGGCAGCCGAACAAACGGCAATGGATATAGCAGTAGGACTTGCATATTCAGAAAAAATACCGTTTATCTACACAATAACGCCATTTCTTCTTCGTGGATTTGAGACAATACGAACATATATTAACTATGAAAACCTAAACGTGAAAATGATTGGTGCTGGTGTAGACGATCAATATAGCCGTCATGATGGATTTAGCCATGAGGCATGTGACATACCGAATATTCTATATACGCTAAGAAATATAATACATTTTTATCCGAAAACGGTAAATGATATGAATAATATGATAGACCGCATGGTAAAAGATAAAAGGCCAAGTTTTATAAATGTATCGAAATAATATGATATATGTCTGTTATTCAGCTTCCAATTAAGAATTTTTCTAGTCAGGATTCTATTTTCACTTGTCCTACTCGGTTTATTATCGTACCAAAAGGACGACGGTTTGGACTTACTCGTGGTGCTGCAAATAATTTTATTAAAAAAGCGCTAAAAAATGAGTTTAAGCGCGGTTTATGGGTGGACACGGTAAACGCAAACATAGAGCGATATGTTGAGCGGTATTTTCTTCCTGCACTTACAAAACTACCTCAAAATATATTTAACTGGAGAAAACAGCAGAAAATTCTTCAAATTAAAAACTCCTATATAGACTTTAGGAGTGCCGATAATCCTGAAAACATAGAAGGATTTGAATATGATGAGTGGTTTCTCAATGAGGCTGGAATTATTCTAAAAAATGAATATCTATACAATAATGCAATTAAGCCAATGTTATGGACAGACCATACTCATGGTGTTATTGGCGGAACACCAAAAGGGAAAGGATTATTTGAACAACTTTATAATCGTGGACTTGATAAAGATCAGGTAAATTATCGATCTTTCAGGTTTACTTCTTTTGATAATCCCTATATACCGCATGAAATTATTATGCAAGATATGAAAGATATGCCAGAGCGTGTAGTAAAACAGGAAATATACGCAGAATTTCTTGATGATACTGGTGTAGTATTTAGAGGAGTAAGAGAAATTTGTGTATTGCAACCAGAAGAACCAAAGGAAAATCATTTATATGTTATTGGATGCGATCTGGCAAAAGTACAGGATTATACTGTTCTTACGGTATATGACAGAAAAAATAATCATCAGGTATACCAAATGAGATTTAACAAACTTGAATGGCCATTCCAAAAATCAAAAATCAAAGACTTGGCAGTAAAATTTAACCATGCGCTTGTCTATATAGATTCAACTGGGCTTGGAGAGCCGATATACGAGGATTTGGTTCGGTCCGGTGTGGCATGTGAGCCTATCCATTTTACAAATGAAATGAAAAAACAACTGATTGAAAAATTAAGTAGTTGGATAGAGCTTAAAAATATAAAAATGCTTAATCTTGAAGAAACAATACAAGAGTTCAACTCATTCACTTATGATTATTCAGAAAAGACCGGCAGAGTCATATATGGTGCTCCTCCAGGGTTCAAAGACGATATATGTTTTAGTCACTCCCTTGCAATTTGGGGATTATCTCCTATAATACAATCATCGAAAGAAAAGACGATGACCATCGTACAAAGAGACTTATATGAGAAAACAAAAATACTCCAAGATACAAAAGAAGAAAACATTGAATTTACAGAATACGAAGAAGTCTAAAATCCAGCATAGCTTAACGGTTGAGCAAATTCCTGTTAAGAATGAGGTTGGAGGTTCGATTCCTTCTGCTGGAGCAATATCGTTTTCTCACGATAAACTTCTTCAGGCTCTTTACTGGACGTGGGATGCCTTTGAGCGGTCAAGCATGGGAATGTTTCTTGTGTATGATACTGCTCAAAGTGTTTTAGATAATGTAGATCTTAAAGGAGAAAGAGTAACGGTTGGAATTAGAAACAATGAATGGATAAGCGGATCAACGTCTATATTAAAAGCATTCACTGGTGAACCGCTTGAAAAAACAAAGGAGTATGAAATATTTAAAAATCCATTTAATGAAGTTCCAATATATGTATATATATTTTCAGAAGATATTTGTATAGTAAATACTCAACAAATTTTCTATAAAAATGAATATTTTATGTTACCTAATCCATATAAAAGATTTTTAGAGGTATTTCCATGAACGACATAGTAGGATTATCAATCCTAGGTATTTTATGTATTTTTCAATCTATCGAGCGATATGTATATCAAAAAGATATGACGAATAAGCTTAATGATGCCATAAAAGCAGTCATGAGTAGAAACATAAATGAATATATAGCCGCAACAAATATTCCTAAAAGTATTCAAGATTCAAAAAAAGAAAATGAGGAGATTGATTTAAGCGAATCAGATGATGAGACGTTTGATAAGGCATTAAAAAGAATGTAAAATAAATTACCCGGACAAACGAACCGGCATCGGATGAACAAGAAAGCCTCCGAAATGTATGGGTTTATTCGATGATTTAAAAGAAAAATTTTCTCAGACAAACTCAGAACACATAGGGCAAGCGGTAGAAGAAATGGTAAGCACTGCTATCCGCATGAGAAAACAGCATGAACGTCGATGGTTTGACAATAACTTTTTTGATGATGGATATCACTTTCGGGTTGTTTCTAAAAGAACTGGCAGAGTTATTGATCATGTAAATTATTCAAATGGATATATAGAACGTGCTATACCGAGAGCCTCAAGACAAATACGAGGAGTGACAAATCTTCTTTTTGCAGCAGAACCTTATCCTGTTGTATATCCTCAAAGAATTACACAAGAACAATTTATAAATCCTGAAACACGTCAATTGGACCAAGTTAAATATCAAGAGGCAATGGATGTTTCAAAAAAAACAGCAAAATTGCAAGGGAACTGGATATCAAATGAATGGGTAGAACAAGAATTATCACTAAAACTTATAGATATGATCATCAATGCAGCAAAGAATTCAGTCGCTTATCTTCAGGTGTACTCCGATACGGATAAGGAAAAAATACGCACAAATGTTTATGATGCTTTTGATATTGTCACATACGGAGACAGACGAGAGTTAAAAGAAGAACCATTTATATCAAAAATATGTCCTATGGATTTGGTAGATGTAATGAAAAATCCTCTTTTTGATCCTGATAAGGTAAAAAAACTTACTCCTGATAATAAATATGCGACAAGCGAAATTAAAGATGCGTATATGCGCGTGCGTTTTGGAAGTAAAGTTCCTTCAGACCAAAAAGACGGAAGCATCCTTGTAAAAGAGACATTTTTAAAGGAAGTTCTGACTGATGAAAACTGGAAGCAGGTTATGAAAGGCGATACTGGTGGCGTTATGGATGGAAAAAGCAAAGGGGATGGTGTTATGCGACATATTTTTTCGGCAGGAGCAGTCACACTTAGGGATGAATATATTGATTATGATGACTATCCATTTGCAGATTTTCGTTTTGAGCCAGGTGTTCTTTACCAGACCCCATTTATTGAACGGTTTATACCGCAAAATAAATCAATAGATGTGATAGTAACACGATTAGAAAAATGGGTTAATGCAATGGTGGTTGGAGTTTATCAAAAACGGAAAGGAGAGAATTTTCAACTCTCTAATTTTCCCGGCGGGCAAGTTGTAGAATATGAAACAACTCCTTTAACACAAATGCAGAATGGGTCAGTAGGCAATACTCCCTTTAATGTTATTGAGATGCTTGATAAGTACATTGATGAACAAGGTGCTACTACAGCAGGCGGTATGAATGTTCCTCAAGGGGTAAAAAGCGGCGTTGCTATAGAGTCTATTAAATCAACAGAATATGCAAACCTTAAAGTCTCAACGCTTATGCTTAAAAAAACAATGAAACGGATAACAGAGCTTATGCTTGAGCGAGCAAGCAAAGATTATATGGAACCTCATGAGATATCATTTATAGAAGATGCTCAACCCGAATATTTTGATGTTATTGGAGAAAAAGGAATGAATATGTCTATGCAGGTAAATAAACCATTGCCGAAAGACGTAGTTCCTCTTAAAAAAGATTTAAAAGTGAGAATTGAAATAGAACCTGGGCTTGGACTTACTATGGACGGAAAGAAACAGGCGATGCAGCAAATTATTGAATTTATGATAAAACTTGCATCTCCGCCCATAAGTGCAATACCTATGGAAGCTATTAAACAAGTCACAAAAAGATTCATGGAAGTATTTGGATATGGAAATACACAGGAGTTTATGGAAGTTCTTGATAATGCTGCAACTATGAATCAACAAAGCGATGAGGATATTATAAAGATGAAAGTTGCTATTATAGAAGCTTTACGCGATGCAGGAGCTGTGGGATCGGAAATGGAACAAAGGCTTGTAGACTCAACAAAAGTAGGAGTTCTCGAGAGCATGAAGGAAGCTGGAATGATTGATAAACCGCAAAAGTCTCTTGCAGAGTCGCTTAATATTTCATTTAAAGATTTGCCTGAAGATACTAAAAAGGCGGTTATAGTTCAACTTGGATTACCAGAGCCTAAAAGTGTTTCTCCTGCAGGTTCAGATCAAATATCCAAACATGTTGATTCAATAAAACCTGATATGAGTAGTTTTCCTATATCAAAATTTAGAAAAAATATAGGAAAAAGTTGACATTTTCATTTGATAAGAATATTATTTAGGCAACAGATAAAATGTCTGTCACAAAAAGCGAATTAGAAGGCTTCAAGATGTAAAAACATCAAGAAGCCGTTTTTTTGTGGATAATACAGGAGCGCACAGCTTGGAGACTGATAGAAATATACAGCTCTTGAGACTGGCGATATAACCATATGGACGCCACAGATGGAACAATAGCACCTTCAAATATTGTCATTAATGGAAAAGAATATTCATCAGAAGAGGCTCAGGAGCTTATAGAAACAGGTCGAAAGACTCATGACTATGAGACGAAATACAATACAAAATTTGAGAATATTTGGCCTGATTATACAAGACTTTCGCAGGAAAAATCTCAATGGCAAACCGAGAAACAAAAATATGAATCTCAAATTGCCGAATTTGAGAAAAAACAAACTCAAGGTGTAGAAACTCCTGAAGACATAAAAAAAGCAAAAGAAGCTGCCAGAAATCTTGGTCTTGTATTAAGTGAGGATTTATCAAGTCAAGAATATATAAAAAAAGACGAACTTGATGAATATTTCAATAAAAAAATACAAGAACAAGAGTCTGTAAAAAGCGTTCTTGCTGAAGCTGACAGATTAAAAGATGAAATAGACAAATCTGATGCTCCAGTAAAGTTTAACAAAAAGGCAGTTCTTGCGTATGCAGGTGCATATGGTATTTCAGATCTGCGTCAAGCATATGAAGAAATGAATTCTGATATTCTTGGACCCTGGAAAGAGGCTCAAATAGCTTCTAAAAAGAGTCAATCACTTAAAACATTAGCTACAGGAGGAAAAAAATCTCCAACTGATGTAAGGGTGACGAATGACAATGTGAAGGAATTATTGCATGAAGCGCTTATTGGATCGTAATTAAAAATATTAAAGGAGGATCATGGCTACTACAGCATTTGACATAGGCAATTATACAGCTGCATTCAAGCAGGTTATCCAACCGTACATACAAGATAACGTGCCATCACAGACGAAATTGCTTAAAGTTCTTAAAAAGAACGATAGTGTGGAATTTTTTAATAACAACTTTTATTTTGCCGTGAGAAGCAATAGGCATGGTGGGGTTGTAAACTTGTCGAGTCCAACGGCAAAACTTCGGACTGGTTATGCACCGACAACTCAAGGAACTGTTTCCCCGAAGTATGTTACTGCAACATTTGATCTTTCTGATGTTGTTATGAAAGCATCTGAAGGAAATAAAGGAGCAGTTGAGAGTGCAATGGATTTTCAGATGAGAACATTGACATCAGATTTCTCAAAGAATCTGAACCGTCAGTATTTTTCTGATGGAGTCGGAGTCGTAGGTCAAGTCCCTACATCTGGATCAGTTGGAGCTGGAACAATTGCCGTTGTATATCCGGACTCAAATCTAGATGATACGCGAGGCGATATTTCAGGATGGTATGGCCCTATCAATTATGATATAAAGCCAACGAAATATATCGCTCCTGGAATGGCAATCGGTGTTGGAACTGCGGCAGCGGATGTTGGAACAGTTACTACTGTAACAGGTGGAACAGCACAAGGAACTCTCGTAGTGACTGGTGCTCCTGCGATAAATAACGCTGATGCGTTATATATCGTAGACGGAGATGAAACAGCGGCGGGAACTTCTGATATTCAGGGTATCCGTGCAGCTCTTTCAGTCGGAACAGCAACGACATACGCAGGTATCTCAACGGGTAATGATATTTGGGCTCCTCAGTATATGGGGACAGCAGCAAATGCAGCGCTTACGGTTGCTGATATGGACACAATCTATATGGCAGCGGTTGAGTATGCGCAAGAAGGTGACCGATATGCGTGGTTCGTCAATAAGTCTCTTTATGCAAAATATGGAGAACTTATGACTGCTCTGCGAAGAACAGTAAACAAGACGGAACTTGTTTCCGGATGGAGCGGACTTGCATATGAAGCAGGAAAGGGAGAGGTAGGAGTCTATCTTGACTTTGATTGTCCGGATGGGGAAGCAATTCTCGTAAATCTTGACACTTGGACTGTCTGTCAGGTCGCCGACATGGGATTCGTACAGGATAATCTTCTCAGAAGGAGTGATTATATCACCTTTCAGAAAGTATTCTCTTGGTACACAAATCTTGCTTGCCGATGTCCGGCAGCAAATGGTCGTATGCTTAGAAGGACGAAATAATTAAAAAGGAATAATATATGCCAGATGTGCGTTCAGGGCTTGATCCGAAGGACTACAGGTACATAAATCCAAATCCTGATCCAGATTTTAGTCCTGAACGCAATCAGGCGATAATAAACGAAACTATAAAAGAAACGGAGCTTTTTCATAACCAATGGCGTCAGGCAATGGATGAAAAAGGGAGAGAGCTAAAAGATATTCTTTCAAGCTATGCAGTAAATACCATAGGAAAAGGAATGTCAAAAAGCCTGAAAAAATTTGTAGGAAAAAAAGCATACGAGGCACTTATAGGAGAAAAAGTATTGTCAAAAATAAGAATAGCAGAAACTATAAATAGATTGAACGGAAATAGCCGATTCAAGAAAGGAATATTATTATGAGCGGTTTAGGTGAACATTTTCCAGAATTTCAAAAAGGAGCCGATGCAGCAGTAACTCCAGTAGATATTGATAGATATGAAGTATATTCCATTATAGGACCAATGATGGGGACTTTCTCTTGGGGGACTGTAGTTGGAACTCAAACTCAAGCAAAAACTCTTGTGTTTGATCAGGTTTTAGCAGATTATCCTCGAAATGTTGAAGTTAAAATTCTTCCAGCAAGCGGATCAGTGGCAGGAGGAACCTTCGTACTTTCAGGAAAAAATCAATTCGGTGAAGTGATAAGTGAAACATTCTCTATTGCTTCAGCGGCAAATGGTGGAACTGCGGTAGGAACAAAAGTGTTTGCTAATTTTACAGCAGGAACCGGAACTATGGGAACAGGCGATGCAGGAAATGGTACTGTTACCGTTTATCCAGCTTCAACTGGAACGACAGCATTGTTTGGTCTTCCGACAAAGGTTGCAGGATCAACTGATCTCAAAATGCTTACAATGGGGTCAACTGGTGTTGCAAAAGCGGTTAACGGCGGAACAATTGGTGCATTTATTGATACTACTGTCCATGCAATAAAAGCTCCAAATACTATTACAACTCCGGCTGCAAATACAACTTGGATTCAGGCTTGGTATAGAACGACATGGAGGAATACAAATAAAGCAAACATGGCTGCATTATAAAATTAGATAATTGTTTTATATAAATTGGGAAAGCTATTGCGCTTTCCCTTTTTATTGGTATATAATAAAAAAGGTTAACGGGTAAGAATGCAAACAAGTCAGTTGCACGTCCTTCATTTTAACGATTGGAATAACTCTCATATTTCAGAGATTTTACAGGAAATTTATCTCCAGAAAATATATTCTCAATTTCTTATTGGGAAAAAAGACTCTTTGTGCCTTGATATTGGATGTAATATAGGATTATGGTCACTCTATGCCTCTCCTTTAGTAAAAACCGTTTTTTCTTTTGAACCAGCCTCAGATATATGTAAGATTGCTCAAAAAAACCTCGACGAGAATCAAATAACAAATGTTTCTTTATTTCAAAAAGCAATAGCACCGGAAGATGGAAAAACAACCCTATATCATTCAACTAACAAAACTATGTATAGTCTAAATGAACGAATAAATGATAATAGGGAATCTGAAGAAGTTGAGACAATACGGTTAGATACATTTGTAAAGGAAAATAAGATAGATCATATAGATTTCATGAAGCTTGATATAGAGGGAACAGAAGATAAATTGTTTACTTCAGAATCATTCAAAAATATAGTACCGATTCTTGATTCTTTTATATACGAGTGGCATTCATGGAGTAACGCAAATCCAAACATTATAAATTCAGGATTGCGCGATATGGGGTTTACCATTAGGCAGATACCATCAAACGCAACTATATTTTCTGCTCAAAAATAAAAGTATGAAAAAAAATGTTTGCTTTTTCACTATAGCAGATCAGAATAACCTGAAGTATGCAAAATCTCTTGAAAATTCTTTTAAGAAATTCCACAAAGATATAGATTTTTTTATCATACAAGGACAGGAGCTTGAGGGATATCTTAGTGCCGATAAGATGTTCTACTATCGTGCAACTCCTATTTTAGGAGAGAGATATCTCAAGGAATATGATCTTGCCGTAAAAATTGATTCAGATTCCATTGTTTGCGGAGAATTGTCATATATATGGAATACAAAAGATTATGATATAGGAACAGTTATAAACTGGAATAGAATTGATCCAAAAACATACGGATTTGTTCAGGGATGGGGTATATTTCCAATTGAATACATGAATTGTGGATTTGTCTCCATGAGAAGTGAAAAATTTACTCATGATTGGAAAAATATTTGTTTTACCCCGCAATTTGATAGGCTTCAGTTTAAAGAACAGGACTTACTAAATGCAATGATATATTTTGGAAATTGGAATGTCCGATGTTTCGATCATGGTGACGGTCCAGCAAATATGCACTCATGGTGGGGTCTTATTTCAAAAGGAGAACTTACTCGAGCAGAGTTAAGAGAAGATGAGATTGTTGTTCCAAAAGGATTTGGTGATACGCCGTTTCCAGATAAGGATATGACGATAAAAGTCATTCATGCCGGTGGAGGAAATATACAAAATAAAATGAATTATCATATATGGGTAAATGAAAAAGTATCAAAAAGAATAGATTATTTAGTGTCTGAGGAATATGAATAAAAAACTTAGAATACTTTGGAGTTCAAACGCTCCGTGGGCGACAAGCGGATATAGTCAGCAGATGGCAGAATTGCTTCCAAGAATGAGAGATGAAGGATATCCTCTTGCTATATGCGATTTTTTTGGATTACAGGGCGGTAAATTTATATTAGATGGAATTCTCCATTATCCGATTGTTAATCATGTATATGGTTCTGACGCACTTTTTCTTCATGGAAAAGATTTTAATGCTGATGTAGTTCTTACCTTGCAGGATATATGGGTTCTAAATCCTGAAGATTTGCAAAAAGTTCCGAAGTGGATTCCGTATCTTCCGATAGATCACGATCCTGCACCGAGGATCGTATTGGATAGATTACGGTTTGCTTATAAAGCGATAACATATTCTAAATTTGGTCAAAATGAATTATTGAAAAACGGCATATTTTCTACATATATTCCGCATACGGTAAATACAAAGATATTTAAGGCACAAGATAAAAAAGAAAGAAAAAGAGCCTCAGGACTTCCTGAAGATTGCTATCTTGTTGGAATGGTAGCGGCAAATAAAGATAATCCTCCAAGAAAATCATTCCAAGAGGTTATGGATGCTTTTATAATGTTTCTCAAAGATGAGCCAAAATCGCTTCTATATATTCATAGTAATCCAAAATTTCCAGGAGGATTTGATTTTGAAGCATACGCACAATTTCTTGGAATACGAAATAAATTATTATTTCCAGACTCATATCATATGACATTTAATACTCCAAAAGAAAACATGCCAAATATTTATTCAACATTTGATGTTTTTATTGCTCCGTCTACTTCTGAAGGTTTTGGTGTTCCCATTATAGAAGCTCAGGCTTGTGAAGTTCCGGTAATTACAAGCAGGTGGACATCTATGACTGAACTCATAAGAGATGATGACACTGGATATCTTGTAGATATAAGCCAAAAAAGATTTACCGGCATGGGGTCATATATGGCAATACCATCTATTCAATCTATTTATGAGTGTATGGTAAAAATATATAAGAAAAATAGAATAGAGATGGGGAAAAATGCCCGAAAGTTTGTTGTAGAAAATTATGATACCGATATGGTGTTTGATACATACTGGAAGCCGTATTTAGAAAATCTTGAGAATGATATATATCCGACAGTTGCAAAAGAATAAAAATAAGAATAAAATTATTTTACAGGCAATAGGACTGTCAAATTTGCTACCAGAAGGCATATATCTATATATGCCAGATTTAAGCGCATCAGGACTCACTACAAAAAATCCATTAGTCTATGACTATACGAGAGTAGGAACAGCCGTTGGAACAACGACGATTATTTCGAAACCAGGACTTCTTCATTCAGTAATTATTGGTAATAGAGTGGCAAGTGGATCAATTGTCCTTTATGATAGTATTGGCACATCTGGAACAATTATAGATACGATTGCATTAGGAACGAATATAACTGACGATCCTCCTTCTCCATATGTTTATGATGTAAGAACTAAAAATGGACTTACTGCGGTAAATTCATCTAATTTAGGAGCCGTTATTGTTTGGGGAGTATAATATGCCATTTCAATCTAAGGCACAAGTGGGATATATGTTTATCCATCATCCTCAAGTGGCGAAAGAGTTTGCCAAAAAAACAATGGATTTCAGTTTCCTTCCTGAACACATTAAAAAAAAGGCTATACAATCAGCTGCAAAAAGGAGTAAGTAATGAGAGATTCTATCAAGCCTGTTCTTCGGGCAGGAAGAACAAACAGCCTTAATCCTGTTCCTTCTATGCTTATTGGAAGGACAAATAGTAATGTAAAAAATCAGGGATATACATATAATGAATCAGGATTGACATATAACCAATCAGGAGTTATGTATGGCGGATTATATGAATATGATATATATCCCATTATTGCGAGAGCAATACAGGATAAGTCAATGATTTATTCCGGGATCGATTTTTCGGGTACAGTTGTCCCGACAATCGGAAATTCTGGTATGCTTATAGGAATGCTCGGATTAACATACCCATAATATGGCACTACTTATCAATCAAGGAACAAATAGCGCAGTTAATTTTGATCTTTCTGGAACGATTAATACTCAGGTGATCGCTATTGGATATGGTACGGTAAGCACATTGGGAACTCTTCCAAATATTCCAGGCGGTACAATAGGTGTTGTTTCTTCTCTCTCCGCAGGAACGATAACAAAAGTAGAGGGAGGAACCATAGGATTGATTACTCGAGTAGGAAATCTTGGCACTTTGGAATCTGGGACCATATCTAGTTTACCAAACATTCCAGGAGGTACATTGGGGGTCGTACAATCAATTTCAGCGGGTACAATTACAAGAGTTGAGGGTGGAACCATTAATGCCGCTACAGTTGTTCTAAACTCTGGGACAATAAATGTGGCAACAATATCAGCTGGAACAGTTGTTGTTGGCATTGGAACAATCACTCATGGAACAATAGATGCGGGAACAGTAAGAATTGATGCTCGAACGACACAAAACATCATAACATTTGGTACTCAAATAGCTGCAACTGCGGCGTTAGTAGCAACAATTGTTGGTTCGGCTTCGGTGGGCGCAGGAACATCATTGTGGGTAAATGATATATCTATTATAAATCCATATGGATCAGTGCTTTGTGTTATTGGATTCGGAACAGCACAGCAGGGAACAAATGTTCTGCTTCGAGGAATATTAGGAACTCAAACCGGAGTAGGAATTGAAAAACAATTTCCAAAACTTGTAAATGCAGGAATGACGAATCAAGACCTTGTATTTTCTACTGGAGCAGCAGGAACTATTGATCTGTCAATTAGTTATTTAATTTCTGCATAATGTATGGAATATTGTTATACAAATTCAAACTCTCTTTTTAAGAGATATTCTAAGTTGCTTACCTGGTTTTCCCGTACTCAACTGGGGCGAGATTATCTAGGAATCTCAAATGACCATAAAGATATAGCGCTCCTTTTACCAAATGGATATCACAGAAAAGATGAAAAAACATATCAGGGGATAATCTATTCGGGTAATAAATTTGAAAAAAAGCTCTATCCTGCTCTTGCAACAATAGAAAAATATAGAATATGGTTTGATTCAATAGAACAGATTAAAGAAGCCTTTTTATTCGGATTAAACCTTCGAGGATTAGGATTACTTCCAAAAGAAGCACTATTACTTAAATTCAATCAGTCCACATTTTATCCGAATGCAAGTGCTGTTTCAGGAGGAGTAGGAAGAGGAGCAGTCAATGAAACATGGGCTACTATACGATCAGGAGCAGGAAATGAAACAGAAGTAACTGCATCAGTAACTCATGCACTTTTATCAAGCGGCACAACAAATCAATGGCAATATCTTCGTCGTGTAATAACACAATTTGATACATCTTCTCTTACTTCAAGCGCAACGATTACAGGGGGATCGAATACTTGGGGATTATATATATCATCAGTAACAGATTTATATAGTCAAACTATACGGATGGTTGAAAGTACTCCTGCATCAGCAACATCTCTTGCAAATTCTGATTATGCACAAGTAGGTACAACGGCTCAATCTGCTACTGAAAAAACATTAGCAAGCATGACTGTAAGTGCATATAATAATCTTACTCTCAATACAACAGGAGATGGGAATATATCAAAAACAGGAATAACAAAATTTGGAGCACGGTATCTTTCGGATATAAATAATGCTCAACCAACATGGCAAAATACTGTAAATGGCAATTATGTATGGCAAAGCGAAGCAGGAGCGAATCCTGCTAAATTAGTTGTAAATTTTACGTTGCCGGATACATCAGTAAGAAAACTTGGATCACTTAATATGATGGGTATAGGAAATTAGTGATATAATAATTGTGGTCAAAAGAACCAGCATTTGACTATCAGAGGCAGTCAAAAGATATATGCTTTTGTCTGTAGAAAATAATTTACAATCTCTTCCACAAGTTCTTAATTCTTTTGTAACAAGTAATATTTCTTCTGGTGGCACGACAATTCCTGTAAGAAATCTTAACGGATTTACTGCTCAGTATGCCGTTCAGCTAGGAAGAACAGGCGAAGAGCAGTCGGAAATTGTTGTCATAAATACACCGTCAGGAACAGCGATTCCTCTCTATTCTGGAACTCTTGTTTATAGTCATAATCTTGATACACCAGTATATCAAATCCATTATGACCAAATAGTTTTTGAGAGATCAACAAGCGGGACCGCTGGAACAGCTACAGCTTTGGCAACGGTAAGCATAACTCCAGACTCTTTATATACAGAATACAACGACTCCAGCGGAGCATCAACATATGCGTATAAAACGTTTTACAGAAACTCTATAAGTGGAGATACATCAAGCGAAAGTGACTGGTTTACTCCTTCAGGACCTACTTATTATTCTTTACAAAAAGTACGTCAAAGAGCAAAAAGCGCTTTATATAATGCAAATTATCTTAAAGACGATACGGTTATTACTGATTGGATAAACGAATGGATAGAAGAAATGACAAATTCAGCCATAAAAGTAAACCAGGCATATTCAGTTGGTACGGTAAATGTTGCATTCGGAACAGCTGGACTTGGAACAATTACAGATTCAACTTTTAAGCAACCAATAAAAATTGAACTTACATGGGATGGTACAATATATGTAAATTCTCGTGAAATACCCATAAATCAATGGTCGACAAAAGAATTTTATTCATCAGTTGCTCCGAGACACTATTGGATGGGGGACATAATATTTGGTATATTGCCATATGGATCATTAGGGACAGCAAAAATAACTTTTGCTGCACGCAATACACCGCTTGTAAATGATACCGATGAGTTATCGTTTACATTGCGATCTTATACAACTTCATGCGTCAATTATGTTCTTTATCGGGCATATGATAATGACAATAAAGGGGAACAGGCAGACAAGTATTATAATAAATATTTAGTCTCTCAAAAAGTATTTTTAGGAGAGATAACACCAAGAGATCAAACAGGAGTAAAAACAATAGATTTTCTTGACGGTCTTTCCGGACGAAATGATGATATGTCTTTAGGAACCGATTGGTATATATAGGGCTATGATATGGCTGGACAAAATATTGAACTTGAATACTATCAAACAGGTGGAATTAATACATACGTAAATCCTCTTCTTCAAGATGGTGTTCTTATTCATGCCGTAAATGTTACATCTGACCCGTATGGAGCAAAAACAAAAAGAAACGGATATTCTTCATTTTTAGGAGCTCCAGATGCTTCTCAGATTCAGTCTCTTTTTGATTTTCAAAATATAGGAAATAACTCAGGATCAGTAAATCTTTATAGAGCATCAGGAACTAAACTTTATTATTCGCTTCAAGGAACTGGAGCATGGACTCTTTGCGGAAATGGAACAATTGCCTCTGGGGCTCATTTTGGCAATGCAATTCTTGATAATACTCTTATAGGCGGTGATGGATCAGGATCGACAAGGTATACGACAAATGGAACTTCGTTCACCAATGCAACACTTGCTCCTATTGGTGAATTTTTTGAACAATATCAAAGAAGAATATATATAGGAGGTACAGCATCAACTCTTTTTTATTCTACAACAAATGATGCGACGAACTGGAATATATCAGGAACTTCAGACTCAAGCTCATTTACAATTCCTGGAGCAGGAAAATTAGGAAAAATGATAAAGGTTGCAGATAAGCTTGTTACAACAAAAACAAGCGGAATTATGATTAAATGGGACGGATATTCTCTTATAGACATGGCAACGAATTATGGACCATCATCACCATATTCAATAGCAGGAGTTGAAGGATATAAATTTTTTGTAAATCAGATGGGTCACTTTGGGTTCAATGGAGCAATGCCTCAGCTTCTGTCAAATCCTATTCAAAAGCAGTTTTATAATGTCCAAAATTCCGGCATCGCAGGAACGGCATTCTCAACGATTCCAGGAGTAGCTCATGTGTATGATTATCTCGCGTCAGTTGGGACTGTTGTTGATGATTTTACTTCAAGAACCATATCAAATGCCATTATAAAATATGATTATAAAAAAAATGAGTATCTTAACTGGAGTTTTGCAAACAATCCTACTGCGTATTGTTCTTATAAAGACACTTCGGGAAGCCAACAGCTTATATTCGGCGATTCAAGCGGCCAATGCTATAAAATGGATACCTCCACTACGGATGCAGGATCAGCTATTCCTATGGAAATGGTTTTTTTCTTTACCGGAAAAATGCCTCATATAGAAAAACAATGGCGATGGTGGAGAGGATTTTTCAATCCTGGATGCGAGGCAAAAGTTCAAGTAGCATGTACGAATGTTTTTGATTATCAGAGTCTTATATGGAAAGAGGTTGGCGATTGTTCTTCGGGATTTGTAGAGCATAGATTCCCTACGGCAAGATCAAGATTTTTGTTTGTTCGTATATATGAATCAAGCAAAAATTCAAGAACTGCTTTTTATGGTCAGGAATTGTCATTTATACCAAATACGGTATGGTAAATCTTACTGATACTCTCATGCCAAAAGGTTCTCCAATTGATCTTAATCAAGGTCAAGTTTCTTCATTTAATTTTGACTCACAGAACGAAAGAAATACAATAACCGCGACAAAAATAAAAAATCTTATCGCTGATGTTATTCAAGCTGGAACAATAACGACAACAATTAATGTAGGAGGTTCAAATATAACCATAGATGGTGCAAATAACAGAATTATTGTAAATGATGGTACAGTTGATAGAATTTTAATAGGGTATTTGTCGGGAGGATTTTAATATGGGAGATTATGGTATTAAAGCAACTCCTCCCGGAGTTGACGTTAGTAGTGGAAGTGGAACAGCTGTAAATTTTTCAAGTAAATTTTCTACACTTAAAATATTATCAAGCGGGAGAGGAACTATTACAACAAATGGGTCTGGAAATGGGACACTAACTATTGCTCATAATTTAGGATATGCTCCGGCATATTATGTTTTTAGAAAAGGAACTGCAAATTTTTCTTTTTTAGATGCTTCTTCTTATGGAAGTTCATATGCTCCTGTCACAAAAACACCATCTACATGGCTTGAAGATAATAGTTTAAATTCATTGTCAATGTTTGATTCATATACAGATGGAACAAATCTTATTGTGACAGCTGGAAGTGCTACTCCAAGTACTAATTATGTTTTTAAGTATTATATTTTTGTTGATTTAGCACAATCATATTCAGGGACACAAGGGATAACTTTGACTGGAGATTATGGAATGAAGGTGTCTAAATCTGGAATAGATGTTAAAACCGCAAAAGAGTATGAACTTGTATATAGCAATAGGTACAAATCTCTTCAATATTATGATGTTAGCTATAAAACTGCTAATTTATCTCTTCCCATAATGTATGCGTCTCCAATAGATTCAGATGTAAAAACAGGAACATATGTTGACTTTGAACATGGGCTTGGATATCCTCCATTTTTTTTAGTATATGGATACAATATTCCATTCAATAATTTTCTAGGATATAATATATTTATACCAAATGGCAATTATCCTGGACTTCTTGCTTCAAATACAGGCGGAATGAGAGTGGTTGATGCTTTTTGTGATGCAACTCGCATTCGTGTTTCTTTTGTCGAAAGATCAGTAACAACTGGTGCAAATAATGGTCCATATTTTCCCGCTGGAACAATAACAGTAAAATGTTTCCCTTTTGCAGAAGATTTATCACAATAATATGGCTAACGAAGATTTTTATTCATTATCATCATCTCAAAATAGTTATACTCAGTTTCACGGAGTTTCTTCAGGAGAAGCGCAAGGGGCATATTATATAGGTCAATCTGTTTCTGTACCTGGAAATTATTATGATGGAGCAGCAAGATTTACAGGAATTGGGATAGGTCAAGGTGTTTCAGTAAATTATGCACAGCTTCGTCTTTATTCTCAGTATCAAGGAACTGCAGATAGTATAAAAATGAAAACATATGGTATTAAAGAGGTAAATACTTCTACATTTTCATCAAACCCTTTTGGACGAACAAAAACCACTGCGGTTACAACGCAAACAAGCGGGAGACCCGGTGTTGGTGCATTTATTGGTGTTGATGTTACTTCTCAAGTTAATGAAATTTTAGGTCAAGGAGGATGGACAAGTGGAAACGCAATGGGATTTTTTTCTTTTGATAATTCTTCTGATTCTGGAGCGTTTATCGGCGATGAGTCATTAAAAACGCAATTACTCATTCGTGTTTCTGCTCAACCAAATTTTACTCCTACACCAGGAACAGTATCAGCACCATCGTTTCCTGCTTCTACAGATTATGGAATTCGTATATCTCAATCAGGAATAGATGTAAAAACTGCAAATGAATCTCAGCTTTATTTTACAACAAGAAAAAAAGAAATGAGGGTAAATGAAGAAAGAATTATTGGAACTGCAACAATATTTTCTCATGGATTATCTTATGCTCCTTGCACTCTTGGGTATAATATAGATTCAAGTGGTCATATAGTAATTATGAATTTTCCATCTAACGTTATCAGCACAGAGCCATATGTTGGAGCAGATTCAACAAATGTGGTTTTATTTCCCGATCAAGGAGCATATATATATGTATTCATTGATCCTTTGATATAAGATAAAAAGTGATATAATAATACAAACACCAGATCAATAAGGCTGGCAAGTGTTTACTAGAAGGCACACAGTAAACACTATGGCAGACACAGAACTTCAACAGCTAGCCAAAACTGATAGGAATCCCGTACAAGAGACGCGATATCAAGAGCTTTTGCGACAAAATGGAGGTCAGGTAAATCCTACAAACTTAATATCTTCTTCAGGATTAACGGGAGGATTAAATACCACAGACATACTTGCAAATGCTCAAAAAATGCAGGACTTCTATAAAAAGCAGAATGAACCGGCTATTGCAAGCTATCAGTCATCAAAAGATCCTCTAAAACAGAGATATTCTGATCTTCTTGCTAGTATAAAAGGAAATCAACAGACAGCAGAAAATAGGCAAACGGTTACAACTCAGAATGAGCTCGGAAGACGAGGATTATCACCAGATTCTGGTATTGCTCAACAGGAAATGACGAGTGCTCTCAATCCTATAACACAGCAATATACTCAACTTCAAAAAGATATAACAAATCAACAGAATATCGATCTTGCAAGTATAGACAGAGCTATTGCACAGCTTCGAGCTGGCAATCCTGAAGCCTCTATAAGTAGCGCGACGGGAATAGCCAATGCCATTCAGGCGGCAAATCAGTTTGAACAGACACTTAAGGAAACACAAAAACAAAATGAAATTAAAAATGAAATAGAAAAATTGCAGGCTAAACAAAAAACAGGATATCAAGTTATGGGAGAGGGTTCTTCAATATATGATCCTATTACTGGAAAAATAATTGCAACTGCACCAAAGTCATATAAAGCAACATTACTTCAAGATGATAATCCTCTTGGATTATAAAGGAGAAATTATGGAACCAATAGAAATTGGAAAAAAGATTAAAGAAGCGTATCCACAATATGCCAATAGAGACGAAGAAGAACTTGGAACAAGTTATCTTAAAAAGTATGGTGGTGCCATATCTTCTGTTAAATCAGGACAATTAAAAATAACGGATATTCCTATGGCGCAAAGGGTTGCTATTAGCCTTGGTGTTTCTGGAACAGAAGAAGGAAAAATTAGCCCAATGCAGGCTATTGCAGAAGTCATGAAACAGGGTGGCTCGGAATTTGTAAATAAAGGAAACGACAAAGACGCAAGATCTGCAATAGCTCAGGAAATTATGAGAATGGGAGGAGTTTCAGAATATAGAAATGTCCTTCCTTTAAAAGACCTTGTGACAGAAAAAGAAAATGAAGGACTAACTGCTTCTACCGATCTTAAAGCAAAAATAGCAGCATCTTTACCAGGATTTGAAAAAGATGTGATTGGTGGAACAGGACCAATTGCAGGAAGAATTTTTGACGCCCCCATTATAGGAGGATTACTGCAAAGCCTTGCTTCACCAGAAACAAGAGAAAAAAGGAGAAATGCCGGAAATATAATGGCTCTCTATCAACAAATGATTTCTGGCAAGGTTGTCTCTGATAAAGAAGTTGAGCGATTACAGACATTTCTTCCGAGTGGAAACAAATCAGAAACACAAAACAGAGAAGACATGAAACGACTTCAAGACAGAATTGATACAAATTTTCAATTATTTGAAATAGCAAAACGAGAAGGTTTGACAACAAATGAGGCATACGATAAGTATGCAAAAATACAAAATAATAAATTAGTAATTTCTAAACCAAAAAACACAAATAAATCAAAAACAAAATTTTCTATAGAATCAATAGAATAATATGGCAAAATATAGAATAACAGACAATCAGTCAGGGAAAACTCTTGTTATATCAGGAGAAAATCCTCCCACAGAGCAAGAGGCAGAAGAATTATTTAATCAATCTGGAATTAGAAATGTTCCAAAAATGACACGGGAACAGGCACTATCAAAACAGGTTCCTGTTTCTGGATCGGCAGAGTATAAGCCAAATCCAGTTTTAGAGGGTGCAGGAAAGTTGCAGGAATTTTTAGGAAATTCGCCATTATTACCAATACTTGCAGGAGCGGGAGCAAGAGCGGCGGTTTCTGTTCCTGTTATAAGTAGTGCAATTGGATCAATGGCAGGAGAAAGAGTAAAACAGTCTCTTGCAGAGGGTGGTCCAATGGCAGCACTAAAAATGATAATTCCGAGTTTAGAGCAAAATGAAGAAACTAAACAAAATATATTAAAAACTGGAGCAATTGCAGGCGCTACAGATGTTGGGGCATCCATTGGAGGAAAAGCATTAAAAGAAGGGACAAATATTATAAAAGGTGGAATTGAATCGAAAAATGTTAATCCAGTAAATATATTAAGATACTTAAGAAATCAGGCAGCGGATAAGGCTGGAAATGTAGACACTCAAGGTCTTATTAAAGCAGCAAACCAGTTTGTTAAAGACAATCCTCTTGCAAAAGAAACGTGGGACTTATTTCAACCAACAATTAAAAAAAATATGCCTGCAAAAGACTTATTAAGAAAAATGGTTGACGTTTTCGGAAATGCATATACTAAAGGTGGAACACCAAGACCAACAGATCAGGCGCAGCTATTTGATATTTTATATAAATCAGGAAAAAATATTATGAAAGAACAAGCTCCTGATGTTGCAAAATATACAAGCGGAATGAGACAGCTTCTAACCGCTCCAAACACAATACAAAAAGCAGCATGGTTATTGGCAAAACTTGGAATTGCGGCTCACGGATTTTAATTTTCGTAGTCTTCTTTCCAATATAATAAAATACAATACAAAGAAACTATACCTAGAATAAATAAAAACATATATATAATTATACTTTAATAAGTCAACAATTATGGCATTTCCAACCTCACTCGATACATTTCCAGGAACGGTAGCACAGGGGACAAGCCTTATTTCTTCACCGGATCATGCGTCAGATCATAGGACTCTTGGATCAGCAGCTTACGCATTGGAACAAAAACTTGGTATTGGTTCAGGAACGCCTACGGCAAATAAGGTTCTTATCGGCAGTGGAAATGGGACAAGTATTTGGGGGACAGAATGGGATAATGCTATTCTTGGAACTCCTACAATAGGAACGATAACTGTCCCTGGAACGGTTATACCATTAACTCCTTCTGCCGCACTTTCTCCTGCAAGCGGCAGTATTGCAGATTCTCCAAGCGGGACAATGACAATAAATGCACAGTCAGGTCAGATTTTTTATTCTGTTCTTGGAACTACAGCAGGAAATAGAACCATAGGGACACCATATAATCCTACCGCATGGCAATCATTGCTTTACGCATTCAAAACCTCTGGGAGCACAAACGCTACTCTTGTATGGTCGTCTGGTGCATTTACTTTTTCGCAAGATATAGGAACACCTGCACTTGGAACTGGAGTTACATGGAATTATTACGCATGGAGATATAATAGTATAACGTCTAGATGGGAATATCAGGGACAAAGCAAAAATATAATATGATTTTATTTAAGAAATATGCTCCTCTTCTTACCTGGTTCTCCCAGACTCAGTTAGGACGGGACTATCTTGGTATCTCAAACGACTATAAAGACATTAGACTTCTTGTCCCTAATGGATATCACAGATTTGATGGGGGAAAACAGATAAAGGCAACATTTTTTACACGAAACTATTACGAGGAAAAACTTTTGCCGTCACTGCAAAGAATAGATGAGTTACTTCAATACATACAACATTTTGAAGATTTAAAGACAGCGTTAGTTGGCAACCTCGGACTTTCAAGATACCCCGAGTTTCTTCCTAGAATATATTTAGCAACAACAACATTCACATCAACAGCGGGCGGGGATGGGAATATCTATAACGACAATGGTGGAAGCTACGCAACAGTGCGTGCATTGACAACGGGAACCGCACAACCATCGACTGATCCTGTTAATCTTTACGCCTCGTTACTTTCAAGTTTTTCCATAAGCAGAGGTTTTACTCCATTTGATACCTCTTCTCTTGGTGCTGGAGCAACGATTTCCTCCGCCGATCATATTTTTACCGTATCGTCAGTTGTGGCGGGGACGCCAACGATCCATTCCGCACAAAGCAATCAGGCATCTGGAACGTCTCTTGCGGCAGGAGATTATGATAATTTTACAGGACTTCCTGGAGGAGTTATTACGTCCGGTGGTAGTGCAAGTGCGTCAAGTACAGGTCAAAAAACTATTACGCTTAACGCAACAGGGAGGGGATGGATTTCTCTCACGGGCTATTCCATGTTTGGATTAGTAGAGCAAGGAGACCAACAAAACAGCGATCCTGGATCAGTTGATAATCGTTGTTCTATAAATATGGCTGAAAATGCTACACCGGCAAACAGACCACAATTGACTGTCACCTATACATCTCTGGAGGGTGGAACTATAATGAGTCAAGAAATATGAGCAAAGAAAAACAACAGATTACATGGAGTCAACTGTCAAATCTTTTCCCTCATCTTGTTACTTTTGTCGGGATGTTGGTGACGATTGTTATTTCTTATGCCGGATTAAATACACGGATTACTGTACTCGAAAATAAAATGGATATTTTGATTGCAAATCAGGATAAATTACTTACTAAATATAGTGATGTAGAAGCTCGATATGGTGAAATAGCAATACGAGTTTCTGTAATTGAAAGTAAAATAAAATAATTTGCTTTTCAGTGATATAATATAACCCTATGGCTCAAAGACAGGTAACTTCACTTCCTGTAACAGAAAAGAATGTAGGTCAGGGAAATTGGGATGAGTCTAGAACTACAATAGATAGAATAATTATCCACACAATGGTCGGTACAGCCGCTTCCGCCGCCTCAAGATTTTACAATCCTGCTTCTAAAGTTTCAGCTCATTACGGCATACTTCTTGATGGATCTCTATGGCACTGGGTAGATGAAGATAATACGGCGTATCATTCAGGAAATTATGTAATGAACCAAAGGAGTATAGGAATAGAACATGAGGATAACGGTGATTATAACGGAGTGAGAACTGATGCTCTTTATGCTACATCAGCAAAATTGGTAAAAGATATATGTAATTTTTATAAAATTCCGATTGACCGTGACCACATATTAAAACATTCGCAAATAATAGCTACGGGGTGTCCCGATGCACTGGATATAGAGCGGATTGTTCGAGAGGCAAGCGGGGCGGTAAATCCTCTAGCTAAACTTCAGGTTGATCTTGACTCATGCAGGAGGGATCGAGATAATCATTGGAACGATCTTATTGCCATTTATGATCGAATAGGCGTTTCACACAATCAGGATATTGCACTTGTCGAGATAGATAAACTTAAAAAACTTGAGGATATTCTCAGAGAGAAAGAAAAATCTATATCATCTCAGGCTGTGGAGATAGAAAATGCTAAAAAAGAGGCTGTAGACCTAGGTGTTCAGATTTCAGAGCTTTCTAGGGCTAATACAGTGGCTCAAAATGCCCTTATATCTTTAAAAAAGGATTTAGACAAACGAGACACGATCATACAATCACTTGAGGAGAGAATAAAACAAATACAGACAGTCAATCCTATTGAAAAAATTACAGGATGGGAGCTTATGGTTCTCGGATGGAAAAAATTTTGGAGAGGGGACAAATGAGTACGAAGCGTTCTGATATGAACAAAAATAAGTGGGGCAGAAGGAAGCTCTACGGTGGCAAGGGTGGAAGAAAAAGAGGCAATACAGGAAGATAAGAAAGGTGGGTGAATTATATGGGAAAATCAGGAAAATCAGTAGAAATACCGCACATATCGTGGCAAATGGTGGATCAATCCCCGAGGTGGAGTTGGAATTATACAGATACATATAATTGGTGTATGCAGACAATTATATTTCTTACGCCGTTTATTCTGGCTCTGATGCCGGTGATAATCGAAAAAGTGCCGAGAGAATGGGCGTATGGTACAGTAACGCTTTTTATCTTAAACCGTTTTACTGACTTTTTGCGGCGATGGTACGCAGGACAGCCAAAATGACAATATCGAGAGAATCTATAGAGGGAGGATACAGACCAGGATTTTCAGTCGCGTGCAGAACGTGTACAAAGCCTGGGGATAGTCTTTATTATCTTGCAGATACACAGAGAATTGTTGAGGAAAACGGGTATGCAGAATATCTGGCTGTTCGACATGATGATTTATATCATGGAAACCATGATATAGTGATATATAAATATACTGGATCGCCTAAAGCAGAATGATTATGATTATAACTATTGTATTTTCTTTTATTACTTTTGTTGTAGGATTTATTCTCGGTACGCTTATCGGGTACACACTCTTGAATAATGATTTTTTAGAAGCATATGAGCGTAGAACATAGACTGGTAGAAGGATCATCTATAGCTGGATTTGCCGCAGTCTGTACCATGGAAACGGGAAAAGTGGAAGATATGAACAAGGACGTAGATCATTACACCATCGCGCCATTTAATCCAATTGCAGAAGAGGTTCTCGAAAAAGCAGAAGCGCATAACGCGCTGTATCCCGATCACACAATCATCGTATACACATATTCTACAGCGCCTAAACCCCTGGAGTAGCAATGCCGTTTTCTGAATCCCTCCGCAACTGGCATATACGAGCACAACAGTTTTGCCAGACGCTTATCTATGGCGAAGAAGAAGGATATAAGCCATGTGGATCAACACAGAGACTTGAGGTAGATCATTTAACACCTGAGAGCGAACTCATTGAACACGGGCTAGATCCAAACAATACTGATGCTATAGTCAGATGTCAAAAACATCATACAGGGGACGGTATTATCCATGATGATAGCGGGGAATTACGGCTTGCTTCTTATGGAGAGGACGGATGGAGTAGACACCCAGATATGGGGCAGGCACGACAAGATTACAGAAACGGCGATACAGGAGCATTTAAGAGCGCGGCGAAAAAACACCATGAGGCAGTATTGCGTGGAGAGAGAATAACCAATGATGACTGGGGAGTGACAGAACATGAACGCGAGAGAGTACGCAGAATAGAGTCAAAATATAGACAAGAACATCCTGAAGATAAAAAACCTGTACCAAAAAGAAAAATGCCACAAAAAAAGGTACTTTTTATGTATGATGGAGATGGAAATATAATAGGAGAAGAGTAAAATAGAGAGAATATGTCAGTAGAACATGAAGAACCAGTGGGTAAAATAATTTTAGCTGTAAGCGATCAAATTCCGTCCGGCGCATCTGCGGTAATGACAGGAAATACAGAGGACATAAAAACGGGTGAACAATTGGTAACGGGACTGAATACGATTTACGAAAATTGCGGATCACTTGCCGATGATTTTATAACCGCAGGAGTAGTGCTTGCTGAGGTCCAAAATGGGAACGATGTTGTTATACTCGTCTCTTCCGATGAAGATGCGGCGGACCTAGAGGAAACAATAAACTCTACTTAAATTTTCTTCGTACTTGTTTAATTTTACTAAATTTCAATCTCGTCGTTTCCTCAAGAGATAATTTTTTTGGCTTTTCTGGCTTTTTTATTTTTTCTTTTATCATGGCTCCTCCAGTCATAAGGCTCAACATGTCCGTAAATAATAAAAAACAGTATATGTTTTCATTGTTTGATGTCCACACTATAATCGGTGGCATTGCTCCTGATTGATCTTCTGCTTTTTTATACCATTCTAAAAACTTTGTTTTTTCAGTATTCTTTGCTTCAATAAAAAAAGGGAAGTCACGGGATGTTATATCTCCCTTCATCCAATCAATTGCTCCGCTCATTGGAGTTCTCTTGGCATCAAATCCATATCCTCTGAGAAGCTCTGCAACGTGTCTTTCGTGTCTATTTCCTTTGCTTTTTGGATTTTTTAACATATTTTTTATTATGCAGATAATATCCAAGTTTTTCGCGTTGCTTAATCTGTTGAATTCTCTGAACCGAAACTCCAAAGTGTTTCGCAAGTGCATTATTGCTCATGCTCTTGGCAAGGGAAATTATTAACTTTCTTCTATTTTCTGCTTCTGTCATTTTTCTGATTGTTTCTTCTTTCATAGTGTACATTATATACCATTTATTCATATTGTACAACTGCCTATTGACAGATTCAAAAATAGGGTATAGTGTTGATATTAGGTTAGGGAAATGGTAAAAAAGACGAGATTTTTTGTGCACATCGGTAGTCCCCCGCGCCACCATCCCTAACCAGACGGTCAATCTCATCTGAGAGCGCGGGGGGCTTTTGATATATGAATGAAATAACTATATTGTCAAATCTTTTAGATAGATATGGAGAAACCGCAGATGAATACGCATATTTGTCTATTTTTTCAAAAAACATGAAAACTTATTATGAAAATGAATCAAGTACATATAACCGGCTATTTATTGGTATAGCAGAAAGGATTTTATGGCTTCTAAAGAATTAACCAGAGAAGAAAAATCTATACTCCGTAAGGTAAACAAAGAAATGAAGGAAAACGATAAAAATGTGATATATACTTCATACCTAGAAACAGAAAAGTCTATCTTAGAGCAGATATGTCCTATAGGAAATCAATCTGCGACACGTGCAACACATGCGAATGATGCTACAGATACCAATTATATTATATACGATAAACAAACAGCCTCAATTGACTACTTAGACTCATTTATATACCAAGATAAGGAGTATAGACCTATAAAAGATAATCTCCTCCGGTCTGGTGTTATCGTTTTGCCTTCGGGTATCGAGGAATATGGGACGACAGAGCAATTAGTACAAGAGATATATGACTTTTTATATGATAATTTTGAGGTTCCGTCATTTTATCAAAGATTTTTACCATATATAGTGTTGTTTTCATGGGTGTATGAGCCATTTCCTTTTGTCCCCTACCTACATTTCGTTGGTCTTACTGGCACAGGTAAAACTACTGCTGCTGAGGCTGTAACAAGTATATGTTACAAGCCAATAGATGCGGCAGGTTCCATAACCATGTCGCCTATATTTAGAATGGCTAGCTCATGGCGAGGGACGCTGTTTTTAGATGAATTTGAGCCCGAAGGAGATAACTATAAGGAGATGATATCTTTCCTTAAAAGTGGAGTAGGGAATAGGGCTGTTTTACGTACAGAAGGCGACACAAAGAGAGAGGTACAGGCATATCTCATTAAGTCAATGAAGATATTTACCTCAGAGCGCCCCATAACCAACGCGGGATTACGATCTCGTATGTTCGTAATAGAAATGGAAAAGAGTACAAGAAGAATACCTTTAATTAAGCAAAAATCATTTTATGACAAATCTCTCTCTCTCAGAAACAAGTTATTATTATGGAGATTAAGAAACCTACATAAAATAGACCTAGGAGAGATAGAGTTTGGATTTCCAGAGCTTTCTGCATTCGATAGACGAGTGCAGCAGGTACTTACACCTATATATTATTTATCTGATGACGCATCCAGGGCAAAGATATTCGAGTTTGCGACAATACAGGAAGCTGAAACAAAAAGAGAAAGGCTTGATAGCCTTGAGGGAGAGGTGTTTCAGTGCATATATGATTTTTTGCCAACTGATCCAACAATCAAGCAAATAACAGAAAAAATAAACACAGACAGAGGAAGAAAGCCTATAACAGAAAAGAGGGTAGCAAATATTATAAGACAGATACTACATTTTGATATAAAAAGATATGGTCACGAGAACACAAGTACGGTATTTGTTAGCGAAAAACCGGAAAGATTAGAAGATTTAGTATCATATTTTGGTATAAGTTCCGTATCTGTAGCAAGTGTCGCAAGTGTCGCAAGTGTCGCACCAGCCTTAGAAACGCTACACGTTGCGACACATCAGGAGGAATTTGCGACACGTCTGGATGAAAACGGAGTACCAGAGATGGTCGAGTTATGAGGAAAAAAGCCTATAATAGATAAGAGTTTTTCCCTCTTGACACATATTGTGCAATATGATAGAATAATAAAGAAAGGATAAAAAATATGAATAAATATACAAAAGAAGAATATGATAGTCTGAGCATACAGGATCAGGAAGAATATGATAGCTATTATTGGGATTTGGCATACGACACGTATGCAGAAAGCGAGGAAATATGACAAACCTAAGAGATTTATTAAAAGATTTTCAGGATGAATCTATTTTAATAGTAGAAGAAAAAAAATTAGACGAAACAACACAAGACATAGAGGATTTATTAGAAGATAAGCTAGACGAATATATAAGAACAATAAAAGATAGAATTATAGGATAACATGAAAAATTTAATCCCACTGACAGCTTTTGACTCTCAGCTTCACTTTATTGTTAATGCAAAAATTAGGGGATGGTGTACCAAAAAAGAAGCAAACAAAGCGATAAAAACATTGCTGAAAAGCAGAAAGGAAAAATATGGATCAAGGTACAACTTCTAAATTGATAGTTAAGGACGCACACGAGATGGACAAAAAAATACCTCGTGATCTCATCATAACGTATCAAGGGAAGCCCTACGCAACTAAAGCGGCGCTAGAATGGAAAGCAATGCACCTATACGGTGGCGGGGCGTTCGGGATCACTACAGAGGTCGTAGATAGACAAAAAGATTATGTACTAGCAAAAGCCATGTTCAAAACACTGTCCGGCATAGAATATTCAAATTATGGAGAAGCAAGCACCGCAAATGTATCTAATCCCATGATGCTCAAGCACCTGCTTCATCTTGCGGTTACACGAGCAGAGTGTAGGGTGTTGCGCATGGCTACCGCTTGCGCTTATGCAAGCATAGAAGAAATGGACACGGGAGGAGAAAAAGCATTACCGGTATCGGAGAACGATTCTAAAGAACCCACAGCGCAACAGGTGGCTGTTTTGAGGGGCATGAAGATTGACGCTGTACCGAAAACGCAAAAGGAGGCGAAGGAACTTATCGCAAACGCAATAAAGGAGGATCATGGAAAAACCAACACTTGAGGAACTTGTAGAAAGTTATAACAAAGCAAAAGGAGCAATAGAAGAGACTCAGGCAAGTCTTGAGGTACTAAGAGATGAATTATTTGATAGGCTCAAAAAAATGAAAATGGACGGGATAAAAACAAAAAACGGGTATTTTGTGAAGCGCGTCATTGCTACAAGTTTTTCCGGCGTAGAATTATCTACCGCCAAAGAGCTTGGGGCAACCACGCAGAAGGAAGTAGTAGACATGGGGATGTTGAGGAAACTACAAGAGAAGGGAATCAAGATCAAGGGAAGTAAAATCATTCAATATATAAAAATAACGGAGGAACTATGAAATACAAATTCTTACGTTCGAGTCTGCAAAGTGACAACGGCAATCTCTCTAAATGGGAAATTGGTAAGTGGAAACATGAGGACACACTAG